GCCGTGATCGGCCTCTTGCCCCAGTCCAGGCTCCAGAACCTCACGCCGCCCCGCAGCGCGCCTGTATCCTCGTCATAAAGCGCCAGGAACTCCGATTTCTTGAACAGCGTGTACTGCCATTCCTGCTTCTTGTGCCCCATGTGGACATACAGGAAGGATGTGCCGTTCGCCAGCGCCCAGTACGCGGCCCTTTTCAGCCGGTGGTCGAATTTCGGCCCGAGCATTTCCTTGACCGGGTCCACCGTTCTCCCGTCCTTCTCCTCTTTCTCAGTGAAACTGACCCCGTTTCCCAGAGAATAACTGCACCGGTCCGTAACCAGGCGGTGAATCAGCTTGTTCCGGATCTTCGTGTTCGTCTTCGTGAAGTCCGGCTCAGGCAGGCCCGCCATGTTGTAGATCACCCGCGTCACGTTCATGATCTCAACGTTCCGCCCGGCCATGTATTCTTCTTCAATCACCGCCTGCTTGTATTCCGGGCTGTTGCGATAGGTCATGATCGCGCTCTGCAGCCACTTTGTTTTGTTGTCCGCCCTCTCATAGTCCTGGTATGTGATCACTCGTCTTCACCTTCCTGTTCATCCTTTTCGTCCTGTTCCGCTGACGGCACCATGATCTCCGCGTCCCATAGCATCGTCCGCCACAGCCTGCGCTCCAGATCCTCATGATCCGGCATGTTCAGCTCCTTTCTCGCCGTGAAAACGGCGAAACATAGTCCCCTCCATCCTGCCGGTCCAATATCCTCACCACACAGGAGGCGCTGTCCGGCGCGTCGTCATGCTCCGCGTCCTCCGTGTAGGAAAGAATCTGATTGAGATAATCCTGATCGGTGCCCTCCAGCCACACGATCTGCTTCCACCACTTCCTCAGGAAGGTGGAAATCTTCACATACTTGTTCTCCTTCTCCGTGTAGGGTGTCGCCGGGTGTCCGGCCCGCACGATCTCTTTTGCCAGGTAGCCTTTGTCGCCGTTCTTCTCGCACCAGATGGACCCGCACATCAGCCGCTTCGTCTCCGATATGCAGTAATCCATGACCGTGTCCACATGTTTCCGCCACATCCGTCCGTACATGTAGATCACGTTCCCGCGCCGACGGCCGCATGTGAATGCCGTATAGTCCTCGCCGTCATACGCCGCGTCGATGTGTGCGACCCCGTCCCGCAGCAGATCCGCCGGCGAGGCCACGGCGCCCAGGATCTCCTCCGCCATCGCCTTCGTTATGAAAACAGGCGCGTCCTTGAACAGCGCGTCCTCTGCCGCGATGTGCACCAGCTCATAGTTTGCCGCGAAGAGGGAAGGCGCCATGCTCTGCCGGAGCGCATCGATCTCCTCCCTGGTCAAAAGGCCGGTGGAGTAGCAGTCGTACTTCTCTGCCTCCGGCATCAGCTCGAACGCGTCCTCCTTGTGCCAGGGCGTTCCGGTGTTGATGATCCGGCCGCCCGGGTTGCGGATGTTCAGCAGCTCCTGGTAGACCAGTTTCGTCCGCTCCCTCTCGGCCTTGCTCTTCCGGTCCTTCATGTTCACGATGTCGTCTGTGAAAATGAAGTCGAAATGCTTACCAGTGATCGATCCGCCGATACCCATGCCGACCAGCTGCGACGTGCCCCGGGTGTCCGTGGTGAGGTTCGTGTTGATCTCCATCGCGTTGTCCGTGGTCAGCTTCAGCTGCACTCCGTAGATCACCTGCACGAAGTACGCCACCTGCGGCATCTGCAGGATCTTGCGCACCTGGTTTATGATCTCTTTGACGTCGTCGTCCGTCTTTCGTGCAAACAGCGTCCGTTTGTTCGGCAGCAGGATCAGGATCAGAACAAGGACGATGGACAGGCATGTTGTTTTGAACGCGCCGCGGTGCCCCTGGAGTGTCATATCCGCTGCTTCCACGTCCAGCATCTTCCGCATCCACTTCCCGTGCAGCTCCTGGAGCTTCGTGAACCCGACCATCCGGCCGAACTTCTCCGGGTGCCTGGTCAGGAACCGCACCGCCTCCGCCCTCGTCATTTCGCCAGCTCCCACTCCGCCCAGGCGCGTACGTTCCCGGGCTCGTCACAGATCTCCTCGTCCGGCTCCGTCAGCTCCGACCGGCTGATCATCCTGATCCTGAACAGCTCGTCTTCCTTCACCTGGCAGAACAGATCGAGCTTATCCTTCACCCATGGCAGGAACCCGTCCAGGATCTCCTGTTTGCATGACGGCGAATACTTCCGGGTGTGAACCATATAGAAGGTGTCGTAGATCACCCTGGTCACCATCCCCGGATACCCATCAGGTCGGAACCGCCGGTACTGCTCCGCCACCTTCATGTTCCGCCGGAACTGGCCCAGGGCGCTCCGGTCCGCCGCGCCATCCCCGGTCGTCACGCTGTTCTCCCGCTTCGTCCAGACGTACGCCGGCGCGTAGGTCGTAACCGCGCCGATCCGCGTGTTCGGCACCCGCGTCATGATCATAGCGTTGAACAGGCTGTCCTCGTTGAAGTCCAGCTCCTCGTCGAACCATATGCCCTGTCCGATCAGGAACTCCCGCCGGTAGACCTTCCCGTGGATAAAGACCATGATCTTCTGATCCTGGATCTGGTAGACGCTGTGCCGGCCGTCCTTTTCCTCCTCCGCCCAGACTTTCGTCCACAGCATGTCATACCGCCGCTCCGTTTCCGGGTCTTCCAGCACGTTCAGGATGTCCTCCAGGGCGAACACATTGCTGAAGCAATCGTCACAGTCGCAGAACATGATCCATGGCTCCTGGGCGTTCCTGATCCCGGCGTTCCGGGCCGCGCTGATCCCGCCGTGCGGAATGACCAGCTGCCGTACCTGGAACGCCCAGCCGCTCAGCAGCTCGTCAAACGTCCATGATCCGTCATGAATCACCGTCACCCGGATCTTATCCCAATCCACGCCCCGCTGCGCGTCCAGCGTCTCAAACAGCGCCTTGCAGACGCTCCACGGCTCTTCGTAATGGGTGATCACGATATCAAGCATGTTTTCTCCTCCTTCCCAACCGGTCACTCAGCCGCGCCAGGATAAAACCGACAATCTCCCCGATAAGCAGGGCAATCAGAACGATGATCCAGTTATCCATTACGCTTCTCCTTCATGTCCTGCATTCTCAGATTCGTCACCTCGCTGATCCAGCGTTTCCGGTCCTTCTTTCCGGAAAAGGCCAGCGGGATCTTGTCCGCGTAACGCATCAAGGCTTCTTTGTATCGCTTCTTGAATAGCCTGGCCTTCACCGGCGTAAACCTCCATCCCCTTCATCATGCAAACAGGGCAGCAGCACCGGATCAGCGTCGGCCGGAAATCATCCCATGGTACAAACCCGCCGCTTTCCATGTTTGCATCACTCCCGTCCGAATGTGTCAGCATCCGGCTTTTTGTAAATCGTGTACTCCACATCCGTCTTTTCTGCGTTATTTACGGTCAGATAAACCGTGATAGCGTCATACATGGCCCTCGCCATACCGACCACAAACGCGTCAGGGTTTTCCGCATCGATCTTCACATTTACCGGCAGCGAATACTCTGCTTTCATGCGCCCTCCTGTTTGCCTCGATTCCGTCAAAATACCCGCCTGCGATCATCCTTTTCAGGCAGTACGGCTGGATTGCAATCTCCGCCGCCTTCTTGATCGATTCACCTGTGACCATGTCTCCCGGATTTGTCCCCAGCTTCCGGCGCTCCTCTTCATTGATCGGCCCCATCGGCTGTTTGCATGACGGATATTCCAAGTGGTGGATGGACGGAAGCATCCTGCAGTTCCTGCAGATCTCTTCCCGCGTCATTTTCTCCTCCTGTTTGCATCACTCCGGGCACTCCCTGTCCAGGAACTCACGTATGGCGTCCTTACTCGGCAGTTGGAATCTGCTGAACTGGTCGATCGTGTCTTTGGCAAATCTCAGCAGAAACTCGACCATCATTTCCTCATCAAATGCAACAATCTTCTCGTAAATCGTCATGCTTTTTCCTCCTGTTTGCATGAAATCCGCAAGCCCTGCCCCCTCTTGCGGCCGGGTTGGCCAGTATCCCTCCATCGCTCCCGAGTACGCTGTGCGGTGATGCGAGGTGACGCACTTTACACCGCCTGAAGCTGTGGCGCTCTAATTCGGCCTTGTTTGCATGAAAACCGGATGCGGATCTCTGTCCTGTCTTAATCCGGCAATATCATGGGATATCTGCTGCCGTCACCGACTTCCATGGGCATCACCCCCTCAAAACTCGTCCCCGGCAATCCTTTGGATCTGCCGCATATAGCAGATCACCTTCATCATCTGCATGAATTCCACACAGTCGATCTCGACCGTGGTTTCCCGCGTCCTGTGCATTTCCTCAAGCTTCGCCTTCATGTATTCATATAGTTTGTCCATGTTTGCCCTCCGTTTGTTGTTTTGTCAGATCTCCATTTTTATCTGTTCCCCGTGTACTCTTTGCTTTCCGCACCATGGACAGTACCTGTACGGATTGCTGTACTGCCAGATGTGCAGCGGATATCCGTGTTCACAGTCAGGACACCGCAGCATTCTGTTCCCTGTGTCGATCTCCATTTGCCAGTCGCTTTCCGCCCGCATCTTCTTACATGCCACGCAGATCTCCGGCTGCTCTCTGTAATACCCAACGCAGTCAGAACACTTCACCATTTTGCCCTTTCCTCCTGTCAGAATTCCGGTTCCCTGAACTGCGCCGCCTGGATAGGCTTCTTCGCCAGCATGAACCCCTGGAACACGAAACACTTCTCTCCGTGCGTCTCTCCGGTTCTCATGTATTCCAGCAGCGCGTTCTCATCCCGCTGGATCTGCTCGCTGATCTCCTTCAGGTCCTTGCCCTCATAGACCAGCTCGCGCTCGATGTACCCCCCCCCGGTGAAAATTTCAAGGCTCATTTTCTTGATCATCGTCGTAAACCCCCAGCTCTTTCAGGATCTTCTTCTGCTCCTCATACGCTGTTTGCATGACTGCCAGGTGCTTTCCGGCCTTATCGGTACACAGGTTTGACCGCCGGATCAGTTTTTCCGCCTTCCGCTTCGCTTTCTGGTAGCGCGCTTCCAGTATCCAGAGCCTTGTTGCGTTATTCATCCCCGGCCTCCTTCACCATCTGCTCAACCTCATCGATCACGCCGGGATCGACCTCGGCCATCATGACCTTATCCACCGGCTTGAAGCCTGCCGTGTCGCGCAGCAGCTCCCAGAACTTGCTGTTGCCCTTCGCCACTTCCTTCACCGCCACCCGGACCATCATCTGCCCGCCGGTGATCTTCTCGCCGTCCTTGCCGGTGGCGACTTCTTCCTCCATCCACAGCTGGCAGAGCTTCCGAAGGTCGCCTTTTTCACGCCTGGCAGCGCCTGACGCTTTTCCGGCCTCCCTCGCTCGTTCGTCCGACGTTCGGAAGGGCGTTCCGGGCAGCGCAGATTTC